CGAATCATGCTGAATACGGCGTTCAAGGATGGCCCAAACGTCAAGATCTTCTTTCCGACAGATCCCGGTGCGGCGGGCAAGGGCGAAGCATTGCGTATGACTAGGCTTTTGGTAGGGTTCAATACTACTACCGGGCCGGTAAACGGCTCTAAAATTGTTCGCGCCCAAGGAATTGCATCTCAAGTCAATGCCGGCAATGTCGCCATGCTCAAAGGCGATTGGAACAGGGATATGCTGGAGGAAATGCGAGGATTCCCGTTAGGAAAAAACGACGACCAGATTGATGCCTTGGGCGATGCGTTGCGTATGATTGTCCAAAAAAGAGTGTTGCAGTTGTTGTAATTTAAAAAGGATGGTATATTGATGTCCAGTCTGGTTCGCGTCTTCTGGGGCGCAGGGCCGGGGGAAACTCCGGCCCACCTTTTCAGATGTTCCGACGTTGCCGTCGAAGGGTGCGGAACATCATGCCGATAACCGACAAATTCAGGTTTTGGAACAGGCCAAAGGACGACATTCGCAAGAAGGGTCGCGTTCCTTTCTCCCTCGGCTCCAAATACACCTCCGTCCAAGGTACCAGAAGCCTTCTAACCTTTTTTGGCGACAACGTCGAAGGTTACGATTCCCTTGTCAGCGACAGGGTTGATTACGAAGCGGTCGTAGGCAGGAAAACTACCAACAGTATCGCTACGGCTTGCCTTACTTGGGTCATTACCAGCGTCAACTCCTGTCCCATTGAGGTAGGCAGGGAGGAAGACGGCCAGTTCATCCCGATGGAATCCCATCCTGTATTGGATCTGGTCGCCAAGCCTTTTGGTACGGATTACGATTGGCCCTATCTTATGGGCGCGATGCTTACCGATTACTACGAATTCGGGAATGCATTCGCCCTGAAGATTCCTGATCGTGATGGCAATACCAAGGAATTGCAGTACCTCAAAGCCGAAAATGTTCGACCTATTGCCAACGACGCAACTAGGTTGGTCTCGGCATATGAATACCAACCAGCCGGCGGTCAGGAAATCATTACCTTTCCGGCAGAGCAGGTTTGGCATATCCGCTATCCCATCCCAGACCCCAAAGATCCAAGTGTCGGGATTAGCCCGTTGGCATCTGTCCTGCGTGAATTGTATGTAGACAATCTCGGGTCGGAAGTAGCGGCCGCACTCATGCGTAAGCCTCGCCCTTCCGGCATTTTGACACCTGAATCGTCCGACATCGAAGTTGACCAAGACACTCTTGATGCGTTGAAAAGGCGCGCCGAGGAATTGTCCAACAATGGCAGGGCTGGTTCGATTATCGGTTTGTCTGCCGGAATCAAGTTTACTCCCATCAGTTACTCTCCTAAGGAGTTGGCTCTTGATGAAGCCAAACGCAAGCCGGAGGAGCGCGTCTGCGCCATTTTCCAAATCCCGCCTTCTGTAGTCGGCATGGGGGCCGGTTTGGATCGTTCGACGTATTCCAACATGGCAGAGGCCAGATTGGCCGCTTGGGAAGATTCAATTGCCCCGTTGCAGGATCATATTTGCGCGTCAATGATGCGTTGCCTGTTTACGGAAGAAGATCAAAACGACGACTTTATCATCCGGTATGACCGGAGCCATGTTCAGGTGCTTGTACCGGATATGGTTGCCATCCGGCAAGCCGCTCGAAACGACGTTATGGCCGGCATCATTACGATTAACGAAGCGCGCGCCCAACAAGGCTTGCAGAGCCTTGACACGTCCCCCTTTGAGGATATGGGCGGTCAGCCAATTCGCGAAAATATCGTTATGCCGGCACAAAACCAAGTACCAGATCCTGAAACGTTGCCGGGGTCTCAGCAGGAAGTTCAAACACGATCATTCAAGCGTTTTGACGTAGATGCGATGGTGTTTAGTGATCCTGTCTGGAATGCGGAATGGGAGATGAAGACGGCACTGACGGAACGGTTGTCTTCCATTTTCAATCGTCTTGATGATCTCGCAAAGACGTTAGCGTCATCTTCCGGCCCTGACTCAATGAAACTGGTACAGCGCGAGTTGGATGAACTTGGCCTAGAGATGGCACGGTTCGCCGAAGATGCATCCAAGATCATAACTACCGCACAGCGTATGATTGCCGAGAATGCAATTGGAGAAGCGGCACGTCTTGCCTCCGAATTGCAGTTGCAAATTGACCCTTTTATGGGTGCCGGCGAAGACGAAGATACTGATTTCCTTTTGCTTTTGGGCCTGATCGGTCTGGCGTCGAATGGGCAGAAATTGACCGATGTAGTCCAAAGGGCAATGAACGAGTTCCTTGGATGGTTCAAGGACGGCGTAGGCCAGATGTCCGAGGGCAATCAAAGCGCGGAAGAATTCCTTGATGCGTTTGAAGGAATGAAGGGACGCGTATCCGGTCGTGTAAGGACAATCGGGCAAACGGAAATGCATCAGGCGGGGCGAAGAACTACCCAGAGGATTTTCAATCAGTCGGAGAAAACGCTTGCTTATCGGCGTATTTCCGCAAGGGATAACAGGGTTTGCGTCGCTTGCTGGTTGCTTGACGGCAAACTCTACCAGACCAGCGAAATGATGCCGTCCCATCCCAATTGCCGTTGCCGTCTAATTCCGGTATTTGGCGAACGCGCACGGGATGAATCCGGCATGGCTTTCGATGCCTTGGATTTGGGTCAACGCAAGGAAATCCTCGGCCCCGGCTTATACGAAGCATTTACAAATGGCGCGAGGTTGGACAACTTCCTTGAATATTCATATGATCCGGTCTGGGGGCCGACGGTGACGGTTTCGACCGTAGGCAATGCGTCCGTATTTGCCGATAGGAAATATGCCAATGGATAAGACTATTTTGCGTAAGCAGTTCAGTATGGAGACGACCGATCTCAAACTGAAAATGCTTGGAGAGGGTACTGGATCATTCTCGGGCTACGGGGCTGTCTACGGCGTCGTTGACAGGGACAATGAAATCCTTGCCAATGGGGTTTTTGCCTCCTCGTTGCCGGCGTTCAGGCTGAACGGCTTTATTGCAGACAGCCATGAATGGGAAGAGCCTGTCGCTACGATTTCGGAGGCGTATGAAGATCCTTACGGCCTCTACATATCCGCTCAGTTTCATTCGGATGACGATTCTCAGGCAATTCGCACACGCACTGTTGAACGTCTTGAACGAGGACAAAACGTTGGCTTGTCGGTCGGATTTCGCGTATTGGAAAGCGAATCCAATGCCGAAGGCTTGACAGTAATCACCAAAGGCGAATTGTTTGAGGTATCAATCGTTACGGTTCCCGCCAATCCAATGGCGTTGGTGATGGGGGCCAAGCAATTTCGGGAGCAGGGCTTGCCTGAAACCGAACGGGAATTTGAACAAGCACTACGCAAGATGGGCTTTTCCCGGTCGGATGCAGTCGCGATTACCAATCACGGCTACAAGTCCATTTTGGCTCAGAGGGATTCTGGGCCTGTTGATCAAAACGACCTTGCGACAGAAGAACTTCGGTTCCTGTTGAACGAGGCGTTTCGGCTAGGAATCCAATTCGGAGATAAGTAATGAGTGTTCAATTGAATGAGGCGCGAGAGCATCTCAATGCCAAGCGGGCCGAACTTGAGGCCATTTTTGCCGACCTGCGGAATGAAGACGGAACCCTGAAGGGTACTACGCTAGAACAGCGTACTGAAATCCGCAAGCGCAACGACGAACTTACCGAACTCGGCAAGAAGTATGACGAGATTCGCGAAATCACCGAAATCGAATCCGCTTTGAAGTCGCGCCGAGAAGCCGACCCTGAAAAGCGTGTTCCGTTCGCAGTTGAGGCTCCGCGTCAGGCTGTTCGCAAGTCCCTCGGCCAACTGTTTACCGAGAGCCTTGAATTCAAAGGTTTCCGTCCGGGTGCTGGTCGAACCATGCTGACCGAGATTCCCGGCGTCGAACTCAAGACGTTGATGGAAACTTCGGCCGGTTTTGCACCTGCCAACGACCGTACCGACATCGTCGTTCCGTTCCCGCTTCGCCGTCCGGTTGTGGCTGACCTCATCCCGCAAACCGCTACTACGTTGAGCGTCGTCTCCTATATGGAAGAGACCACTTTCACGAACAAC